AAGGGTTCAGCGCGGGTGTTTTTGCGCGCTGTGCCGGTAGATGCCCCTTCACGCCCCAAAACCGGTCAGCGATTTCGCGACGGCGCACGGGTGTTTGACATTATTTCAGCAACTGAGGCCGATGCCGATGGGCGCTATTTGGAATGCCAAGTGAATGAGGTGCAGCAATGAGTTATTTTTCAGCGGCCCCGTTACAAGAAGCCGTTTTTGCAGCCCTAAACGCGGATGCAGGGCTTGGCGCGCTGGTGGCCGGCCGGATTTATGACACGCCCCCGGATGGCCTGGATGCTGCTGGCGCACCTTATGTGATTATTGGTGATGAGCGGGTGCGCGATTGGTCAAGCAACAGCCATTCAGGTGCGCGCCATGACCTTGCTATCGCGGTTCATTCAGATGCGGCGGGCTTTGCGGTGGCAAAAGCGGTGGCGGGTGCGGTGACACAGGCGCTTGATGGGGCCGATTTGGCGCTGGCCGCGGGCCATTTGGTGAGCATCCAATTTTACGCCGCGCGCGCCAAACGATCGCTTAGCCCGGCAGCCCGCCGGATTGACCTGACATTTCGGGCGCTGGTGCAAACCAGTTGACCCCTAGACAAAGGATTTCAACATGACAGCCCAAAAAGGCAAAGACCTGCTGATCAAAATAGATATGAGCGGCAGTGGTGATTATACGACTTTGGGCGGATTGCGTGCACAACGTATTTCGTTCAATGCGCAATCGGTTGATGTGACCAATATTGAAAGCGCGGGCGGTTGGCGTGAGGTATTGGCGGGGGCGGGTGTGCGATCTGCCTCGCTTTCAGGTTCGGGGGTGTTTTTGGACAGTGACGCCGATGCCCGCGCGCGCCAAGTGTTTTTTGACGGGGAGATCCCGGATTTTCAGATCATCATTCCCGGTTTTGGCACCATTACAGGGCCATTTCAGCTAACGGCGCTGGAATATGCAGGCCAGCATGATGCCGAGGCGACCTATGAGATGACGTTGGCTTCGGCGGGCGCATTGACCTGGGTGGCGGCATGAGCGTGAACCGATTTCGTGGCGAGGTGATGCTGCGCTTTGATGGGCAAGCGCGCCTGATGCGGCTGAGCCTTGCAGCGCTGGCGGGACTAGAGGCTGAATTGGGGGCTGATAGCCTTGTGGCGCTGGTGGAGCGGTTTGAGGGTGGGCGGTTTCGGGCCGCTGATGTGATTGCGCTGCTGCTGGCCGGGCTGGAAGGTGGCGGCAACCCCATAACGCGTGAGGCGTTGATGGGGGCCAGCATTGATGGTGGGCCGCTGGGTGCCGCCAAATCGGCGGCGGAATTGTTGCGCGTAACCTTTGCGATTGACGCTGCATGACGCAGATCGACTGGCCCGCGCTGCTGCGGCTGGGGCTGGTTGGGTTGCGCCTAACGCCCGATGATTTTTGGGCGTTAACCCCAGCCGAGCTTGCCCTGATGGCTGAGGCGCTAAGCCCGCAAGACCGCGCGTTAAACCGGGCGGGCCTGAAAGCGTTGATGCGCGCACATCCCGACATCTAATTTAAGGATAAACCATGGCCGAAATTGAAACTGATTTGGAGCGGCTGGACGGATTGTTGGGCGAGCTTGAGGCCAGTATTGGCAGCACGCAAACCGTTACGGCGGCCTTTCAGCGCGAAGTGCAGGGAATGAATTCGAGCTTGCAAGCCGCGGTGGAAACCACAGCGGGGCTATCGCGGTCTATTTCCAGCCAATTGGGCAATGCGTTTGAGGCGCTGATTTTTGACGGCGCGCGGCTTTCGGATGTGTTGTTGAACGTTGCGCGCGGGGTGACGAATACCGCGTTCAACCAAGCCATTCGGCCTGTGACCGATGGTTTGGGCAATTTGCTGGCGGGCGGTATTCAGAACCTGCTGAGCGGTATTTTGCCCTTTGCTGATGGCGGTGTGATGACCAGTGGCCGGGTAAGCGCCTTTGCCAATGGCGGAGTCATTAACGGGCCAACCACCTTTCCCATGCGCGGCGGCACCGGGTTGATGGGTGAGGCGGGGCCAGAGGCGATTATGCCGCTAAGTCGGGGGGCAGATGGCCGGTTGGGTGTGCGTGGCGGCGGCGCGACGCAGGTGAATGTAACGATGAACATCACCACGCCAGATGCGCAAAGTTTTCTGCGATCACGTAGCCAGGTGGCCGCCCAAGTGAGCCGGGCTTTGCAGCGCGGCACGCGCAATTTGTAGGGGGATTATGATGAATTTTCATGATGTGCGATTTCCGGCCAACCTTTCATTTGGGGCGTTGGGCGGGCCAGAACGGCGCACCGAAATTGTGACACTTGCCAATGGGTTTGAGGAACGTAACAGCCCTTGGTCACAATCTCGCCGCCGGTTTGATGCCGGGCTTGGGATGCGATCACTTGATGATTTGGCGACGGCGGTGGCGTTTTTTGAAGCGCGCCAAGGGCAGCTATTTGGGTTTCGGTGGAAAGACTGGACCGATTATAAAAGCTGTGCGCCATCAAGCCAAGCAAGCGCGTTTGACCAGCATATTGCCGACGGCGATGATGAGACGCGCAATTTTGTGTTGGTTAAGCGCTATACCTCTGGCGGGTATAGCCAAAATCGTCAGATTACCAAACCCATTGGGCCGCGTGTATCAATTGCGTTGGATGGGGCGGAGCTGGTGGAGGATGAGCATTTTAGCGTGGATTACACCACCGGCTTGGTTCGGTTTGTGGAAGCGCCGCCGCTGAATGCGCCGATCACTGCGGGGTTTGAATTTGACGTGCCGGTGCGGTTTGACACTGACCGGATTGAGGTGAGCTTTGCCGCATTTGAGGCTGGCGATATCCCCTCAATCCCCGTGATTGAGGTGCGTGTCTGATGCGGATATTGGGCGAAGGTTTGCGCGCAGCGCTGGAAAGCGGTGCCACGCATTTATGCCGGTGCTGGTTGTTGGTGCGCCGCGATGGGCAGCGCATTGGGTTTACGGACCATGACCGTGATTTAGTGTTTGGCGCTGATACTTATTTTGCCGGATCGGGGCTAAGCGGCAGTGCGGTGGAAACAGCGACAGGCTTGGCCACGGATAATGCGCAGGTATTTGGGGCATTGTCTGCTGCGGGCCTGCTGGAAGCCGATATTTTGGCCGGGCGATATGACCGGGCCGAGGTGGTACATTATTTGGTGGACTGGCAAGCGCCCCAAAACCGGATTTTGCAATTTCGCGGACGCTTGGGAGAGATCGAGCGCGGCGCGGTGGCCTTTGAGGCGGAATTGCGTGGCGTGGCGGATGATTTGAACAAGGCGCAGGGCCGGGCCTATGTGCCGGGCTGTGACCGTGCCTTGGGTGACGGTAAATGCGGTGTGGCACTAGAGGGCGAGCCGATGGTTTTTGAACGGCAGTTGCTTGCGCAGACGGCGGCCCGGCAGATCGTGGTTGCAGGTTGCGCTGTAGGTGATAGCTGGTTTGCGCGCGGTTATGTTACTTGGGCAAGCGGGCCAACGCTGGGGCTAAAAAACCTGATCCGCGATGACCACGAAACCGAGGCTGGCCGGGTTATTGAGCTTTGGGATGATGTGTTGATATCGCCTGAACTGGGGGCGGGTTTACGGTTGGTTGCGGGTTGCGACAAGCGATCTGAAACCTGCCGCACGAAGTTTGATAACTTGCTGAACTTTAGAGGTTTTCCACATATTCCGGGTGATGATTGGGTGACGGCTGTGCCCGAGCCAAGTGCCGAGCATAATGGTGGAAAGCTGATTGATGGACGCTGATATGGGGCGCGCGGCCGCCCGCATTGCCCGCCAATGGCTGGGCACGCCTTACCAGCATCAGGCCAGTTGCCTAGGCGCGGGGGCTGATTGCCTTGGGCTGCTGAGGGGGGTGTGGCGCGGGTTGTATGCCGCGGAACCCTGCGCGGTGCCTGCCTATACGCCCGATTGGGCCGAGGCGGATGGGAGTGAGCCATTGTTGCGCGCGGCTGCGGCGCTGTTGTGCCCGGCAATGGGTGAAATGGCGGTTGGTGATGTGGTTATTTTGCGGATGCGTGCGCGCGGCCCTGCCAAACATTTGGGCATATTGGGTGCGGTTTCACCACCCAGCCTTATCCATGCCTATAGCGGCCGGGGGGTCGTTTTATCAGCGCTGACGCCCGCTTGGGCGCGGCGCATCGCGGGCCGATACCGGTTTCCCGAGAGGAGCATATAATGGCGACGATATTACTTTCGGCAGTTGGTGCATCGGTTGGTGCCAGCATTGGCGGGTCAGTTCTTGGGCTTTCGGCGGCGGTGTTGGGTCGGGCGGCAGGTGCCACAATTGGCAAACTGCTTGACCAGCGCTTGTTGGGCACGGGGGCGGCCCCGGTGGAAAGCGGCAAGGTGGACCAGTTTCGGATTATGGGTTCGGGCGAGGGGCAAAGCATTGCCCGCGTTTTTGGTCGCATCCGCGTGCCCGGCCATGTGATTTGGTCGAGCCGATTTTCAGAGCATGTGGCGCAAAGCGGGAGCGGTAAGGGCGGTGCCTTTGGGCCAACGCGGCGGGATTATAGCTATTCGATCAGCCTTGCGATTGCGTTGTGCGAAGGCGAGGTTTCGCGGCTTGGGCGGATTTGGGCGGACGGTAATTTGCTTGATACCAGCGCCATAACCCTTCGCCTGCACCAAGGCGATGAGACGCAATTGCCTGACCCGGCGATTGAGGCGGTGGAAGGGGTTGGCCTTGCGCCCAGCTATCGGGGCACCGCCTATGTGGTGTTTGAAGACCTGGACCTAACGCCATTTGGCAACCGGATTCCGCAGTTCAATTTTGAAGTGATGCGCGCGGCTGAAGGGCAAGAGGCTGCGCCGCGTGATTTGATTGAAGCTGTCGCGCTGATCCCCGGAACGGGGGAATATGCGCTGGCGACTGAACCGGTGCATTTTGCCGAGGCCCGGGGGTTGAGCCGGAGCGCAAACACAAATGGAACGTCGGGGCAGGTGGATATATTGGGTTCACTAGACCAATTATCAGCCGAGCTGCCAAAGGTTGCGGCGACATCGCTGATTGTAAGTTGGTTTGGCAATGATCTGCGTTGTAATCATTGCGAAATTTACCCGGCGGTTGAGCAAACGGCGATTGATGGTACGCCGATGCCTTGGGTGGTGAGCGGCATTGCACGGCCCGCTGCGCGCGCAATTAGCCAGACGGATGGCCGCCCTAATTATGGTGGCACGCCAGCCGATACAGCCGTTGTGCAGGCGATTGCGGCGCTGCGCGATGCAGGTAAGGCGATAACGTTTTACCCGTTCGTGCTGATGGATGTGGCGGCGGATAATACGCGGCCCAACCCTTATGACATTGCAAACCCGCAGCCCGCATTCCCTTGGCGGGGACGTATTACCAGTTCAGCGGCACCCGGCCAGCCCGGCAGCCCTGAGATGACGGGTGCGGCAAGCGCTGAGGTGGATGCATTTTTTGGCGATGCATTGCCGAGTGATTTTGCGGTGATCGGTGAGACAGTTAGCTATTCAGGCCCGGCTGAGTTTTCCTATCGGCGGTTCATTTTGCATTATGCGCATTTATGTGTGGCGGCGGGTGGAGTGGATGCGTTTTTGATTGGGAGTGAGTTGCGCGGATTGACGCGGATTCGATCTGGGCAGACTGATTTTCCGACAGTTGCCGCTTTGGTAGCCCTTGCCGCTGATGTGCGTAGTATTTTGGGGCCAGAGACAAAAATTTCATATGCGGCGGATTGGTCGGAATATGGGGCCTATAGCCCCGGTGGCGGTGATGTATTATTTCATCTGGACCCGCTTTGGGCGGATGACAATATCGACTTTGTGGGCATTGATAATTACCTACCAATTTCAGATTGGCGCGACGACGAGGTGCAGGCGGATGAGGCGCACTCAATTTACGATTTGGACTATTTGCAACGTAATATTGAGGGTGGCGAGTATTTCGATTGGTATTACATCAGCGATGAATCGCGCCGCCTGCAGGCCCGCCGCCCGATTGAAGATGGTGATTATGATGAGGCGTGGATTTACCGCGCCAAGGATTTGCGCAGTTGGTGGGGTTTGCCGCATTCCAACCGGCTAAGCGGTGTGCGGGCGGATAGTTATACCGGTTGGGAGCCGAAATCCAAGCCAATTTGGTTTACGGAACTTGGCTGCCCGGCGATCGACAAAGGCACCAACCAGCCCAACGTATTTTATGATGCCAAATCATCGGAATCGGCGGTGCCGTATTTTTCATCGGGGGCGCCGGATGATTTGATTCAGATGCGCTATATTCAGGCGATGCTAGGCTATTGGGGTGATGTGGAACGCAACCCTGCTAGCCCGCATTATGAGGGCCGCATGATTGCGATGGACCGGGCGTATATTTGGGCTTGGGACACGCGACCATGGCCTGCCTTCCCGAGCCGCCAAAGCCTGTGGAGCGATGCGGTGAACCATGGGCGTGGCCATTGGCTAAACGGGCGTGCGGCGCAGGTTTCGCTGGCAGGGGTTGTGGCTGAAATATGTGGTTATGCTGGGGTGAGCCAGTTGGACACCAGCCAGTTAAACGGCGCGTTGCAGGGCTATGCGCTGCAAGGCGATGAATCAGCCCGCCAAGCGCTGCAGCCGCTTATGCTGGCCTATGGGTTTGACGCGATTGAGCAAGGTGGTGGATTTACGTTTCGGAGCCGCGATGGGCGGGCGATTGAGACGTTGGAACCCGAATGGCTGGCGGTTGAGGATGACGCGCCAAGCCCAATTACGTTTCAGCGTGCAGATGCGGGGCCAGCGCGGGTGCGGGTTAGCTATTTGGAGGCTGACAATGCCTATCAATCAGGGGCGGCTGAGGCGGCAGAGCCAGATGGGCAAACACCGGATATAAGCCATTCGGGGTTGAATTTGGTGCTGGGGAGTGACCAGGCGCAGATCATTGCAGATCGGTGGTTGAATGAGGGGCGTGTGGCGCGCGATGTGGCGCAATTTGCGCTGCCGCCTTCGGGGTTACACCTTGGGGCTGGCGATGTTGTGCGCCTGCCGCAAGGGGGCGGTTTTGCTAGTTACCGCATTGATCGGATTGAAGAAATGGGCCAGCGCAAGGCCAGCGCTGTGCGGGTGGAGCCGGGCGTTTACCGCACCGCCCCCACAACAGCCCGCCGCCATGAGAAAGGTGGTGTGGTAAGCGCTGGGCCGGTGCATGGGATATTATTAGACCTACCATTGCTGCGTGACGATGATGCCGCGCAGGCCCCCTATGCGGCCGTGGCCGCCAAGCCATGGCCGGGCAGCATTGCGGTTTTAAGTGCCGCGAATGATAGCGGCTATAGCGCCGTTGGGGCGTTAACCCGCAGCATTACCTTAGGGCGCACCCAGCAGGCATTGAAAGCCGCGCAGCCGGGGCGCTGGCAATGGGATGCCGGGCTAGAGGTGGTTTTGGATACAGGCCAGCTGCAAAGCCAAAGTGCGCTTGATGTGTTGGGCGGCGCGAATGCGGCCGCGCTGCGAGTGGGGGCAGATTGGGAATTGATTCAGTTCCAACAGGCCACATTGATTGCGCCAAATACCTATCAGCTTGATGGGCTATTGCGGGGCCAAAAGGGGACGGATCCGTTTATGGCCCCGGTTTTGGTGGCGGGCGCTGATTTTGTGCTGCTCGATGGTGCGCAGGGGCAGATTGATATGCCTTTGGCGCATATTGGGGCTGAGCGG